AATTATTTATTTCTGTGTATTGTCTATCCAGAAACATTCTTCCTTTGCATTTTTTACAAAAAATCATCAGTTGGGTATGCCTAGTGCAATAAGGTTAATTCCAACACTTGTTATTCCGCCAATATTAAACTTGACTGATCCCTCTATGCTTGAGGTAGTTACGCTAGAAAGAGTAACCACAACATCTTTTCCAGCGTCGGAGGAAGTTCCAATGCTTACAGGGGTTGCTGTTACAATTGGAATAAACTTAAACTCGGTTGGAAAAGAATAAGAAAATGTACGAGATGATCCAGCAGTCTGGCTTTCACCATTTGTAATTCTAACATAACCGCCAATAACTCTTGCCTCCGAAGTTTTGACGCTCTGCTTTCCTGCATTTGGGGTATCAACTGTGACATACTTATTTACAGATGTAGAAGCCTGAGTTGATAGATCATTAATAGCCTTAACAATCTGATAAATGTAGGTTACGTCTAAGGGTTGGCCTCGCTCTGGTAGTGGTAAAATTGCCATACTTAATTATACCAGACCAAAAGTTCCAGAATCGTAAATCTCTAAGTCTTCATTTAGGGTCGGGTTGATTGAAGATACTTGAACAATAGCCCTAGCCGAAGTTGTTCCAGTTTTTAAAAATGAATAATTAGTTGACGAAGTTGTTGTTTTATAGGTTGGAGTAGAAGAATCAAAACCTACAAAAACATCATATAGTGTTTGTGTAGAAATATTTTCAGGGGACCAACTAAGGATTAGAGTGTTTCCTAGTTGTCTTATATCCCCAGTGCCAGGATCAACTGGTACCGATGAAGCAAAAACTATTGGAGAATAAGAAGACTTTCTATTTTTATCTTCTGCAACTATCCTAAATCTTAAAACAGTTTTGTTATTTTCTGTTACTTTACCTAATAGTTCTTTTTTAATAACAACATTTTTAATTCCAGGATCTGGTGTAATTGTCATAATTAAACATCCAATGAAAATCTAAACTCTATATAGTTTGTAGTGTTTGCTGATTTTATAATTGGTCTAGACTGAATATTTTTAATTACAGAATATCCTGTTAATCCGTACAAAGAGTTTGTTGCTGTATTATTTTCAAGTCTTAAAGCATCAAGACAAACATAAAAAGAATTGGATGGTAAATTATCTTTAGTTATAGTAGTATAAATTTTTGCAGTAGTAACTTCAGCCCAACTAAACCCCAAACTCTTATCTAACTCTTGGAATGTTCTACTTTCTACAATGTACCTATTATTTTGAAAATCCTGAGTATTTTCTGACGTTCCATTTTCGTATCCCGTATCATCAATATCAATTGCAAATTTTGCATACTGAGTGGTAGCGTTGGTAGTATGAGAAAATTCTAAAAGTATTTTAACATTATCTGGAACAGTTGCAGGAGTTAGGCTTGTTCCAGGAAGTTTGTTTATAACAGAGAATGCAAGTCTAAGTTCATCTAATGGACTATTTTTTGTAAAATCTATAGATGTTGGATCTAGCACAATGTAGTCTGATCCAGTTGTTCCAACCATGCTACTCTGTGCATTATAGGAAAGAGTTGATGTGTCTCCTCTCATTGCAATAATATTATTTAAAAATCTACATCTTTCATTTCTATTAACCCTATACTCATTTGTAAAAATTCTGTTGTCTGCGTTTGTTGAAAAAACTTTTGGTGTCTGATTTATTACTCCATCATTGTTTTCTCCGTCTAAGGGTCCATACTCTGAAACAATATTGGCAGGAGATCCTCCATCAATACTGTATCTCCAGTTATCTGTATCTGAAAAAGAATAAACAATTTTACTATCAAATGCTCCTGCTATTGGATTTGATGCTGCTGAAAATATTCCTACTTCAGTAATTTCATATCTTTCTTGGGTTGGAAGTTCTGCGGTTAGCACAACCTTTGAAAGGCCATCCTCATCAACAAAACCTCTAGAAATAATGGGCATTCGTATCATTTCAAATTCCAAAGACTTTTTATCTTTTATAGCAGATAATTCAGAATTATTAAAAGCATAGTCAGAGGCCACTGGCTTTGTTCCACAGCCTATTGCAATGTGGGATGCATAAGATGTGGTCTGTCCAACAAGGTACTTTGCCAAAATATTTTTACCTACATTAGTTATCATTTATTGCTCCCTTAGTATATTGTATCATCAAAAGTACCTCCAGCAGTTAATATTTCAACTTCTACCTGCTCATCCTTTTTTGTATTTATTAGATTAATTACAAGATCTCCGCTTATTGGATCTATGTATATAGACTTTCCATTATAAACTTTTACTCTTTTTGTCAGGTCTGGATTAGTTCCAACCAAGTCGTATCCGTTTCCATATCTTGGAAGATAGTTGAAAAGAGATATAGCCAAAGAATTAAAAAATGAATCAGCAGACTGAAGCCTTAAGACATTGTTGGGGTTATACTGCAAGTAAAGATCTGTTAAATTTTTAATTGGTGCGTAGATTACTGTTTGACCATTTACCAAATCTTGTCTAGATATTGTTGCAAGTTCAAAACCACCTATGTCTTCAAATATAAGGTCTGTCATTATTTCAATGGCAACAACCTGTTCTCCAAATATAAGCAAGTCTGGTGTTGCTATTTTTACAGCGTCAGAGGAATTTGTGTTTACTGGATTTGGAATTCCTGCTGTTGCCGATATGCCTGTATCTGACATTAGATTACCTCACTTAAAAATAATTGCATTTCTGGACCATTAGAACTTCTTGAAAAATCAATATTATATACAACAAATCTGTTAGATGAGTCTGCTGCAATGTTTATTCCATTTTCTTTATAATCTAAACTTACGATATCTCCAAGTTGAATTGTTGGGATAGAGAATATTTTAACTCCCAAAGCCTTTCTTGGTTTTGATATTTTTGTAACAATCCATTTCATTAGTTCTGATGCCTCATCTTGTGACTGAATGTAGGCAGCGTCTAAAGAAAAATCTTTTTTACCATGCTGCATTCTACTAAACTTTATATCCTCATAGTCTAGTTTAAATTTAAAAGGATTTGAAATTAACTTATCTGCAACAAATTTTGGATCTGACAGAAGGCTATTCTTGCTAAAATATTGATCGACTGTTAGAGTGTTATTTGATTGCTGAGTAAAAGTAATTCCCTGAATTCTTAAATAATTTCCACTGGTCTCGTCTAGACTAAGAGCAGTATCTGTTGCATTAAAGACTAAGAATTCTGCACCATAAGAACCTGCCCTAAAGCCAGAAACAACAAAACCTTTTATACTATTAAATGTGGGAGAAATTTTTGCAGAAAGTGCTGGGAATGCCTTGTCATACCTAAAACTAAATTCTGCCACCTCTCTCATTATGCTTCCAAACTCTTCAAAATAAATATTATACTTTGGTGGTTCCGAAGATCCAATTCCAGTAAGGTAGGTATTTTGTATCAGGCCACTGAGAGCATACTTTCTAAAAGAGTTACTTGCATCAATATCAGAATCAGCAAAAATAGAATTAACAACAGTTCCTAAAGAAAAGGATGTGTTTTGAGAATAGTTATTGCACAACGCATAAACATTTTCGAACATCGCTCTTGAAGATCCTCTAGTAAATAGAGCAATATTTGAATACTCTGGTAATGGGTCTGTGTCATCTACTGTCTTTACCATTGTTCCATTTATGTATAGGTAGAATCTTCTTGTTTTTCCTATGTTTTCGTACTCTACCGCTAAATCATATACCGTCGGATTTTCTTCAGCAAACATTCTTGACTGACCAGTAAATCTGCCATCATCTACAATAATCTTAGCCAAACCTTTATATAGGGAAACTGGTATTGCTTTTCCTTCGCTAGACTTAACCTTATAGAATAAAACATTTTGAACATTTTGTTTTTCTTTTTCTGACAACTTGTTTAGGCCAAGTGCTGCGATTTCAAAGTAATATCCAACATTGGTTGTTGGGTTTAACATTACTGCTATTCCAGCAGAGCCTCCAGATATTGTAACATTCTTATCTGGTGTAGATCCATTCACAACATAATATGCTGCTGCTCCATTAGCAGTTTGACCCCTGTCTTGATTGTTTTCTATCTTACCAATCAATCTAACTCTTGTACCAAAATGCTTATATTTTTTATCTGTCAGAGGCTTGTGAACATAAGATATAAAGTCTCTTGGCTTATCTTTTGTTGTAAAGTTTGGTCCAGTTAAAGAGAATGCTGATGATTGCACAGAACCAGGAACTTGCTGAGTCTTTGTGGTTATTTCTCCTGTTAAAGAAGTTGATAAGAAATTTTTGATAAGTCCTGTTCTTGTTGAAGTTCTTGCTAAGGCATCTGATGAAATGCCAGTATTCAATGTCTTTCCTGCTGATGCAACAGTGGTTACTGGAGAATCAGTTTTTGTTTCAAACAAATATTCTGAGGCCATGGAGCATCCCTTTACGTTGTCATCAGATTTCCAGTAATCGGATATTCCAGCAGAATGTTCTACAACTGTTGTTCCAAATTGACCACGACCATGTTTTGCTACTGGACCATTCTTAAGTTTGATGACTCCCTCTTGCTCGAAGTAATTAGGAACAGAGTAAATCCTTACAAGGCCAGTAGGATAGATCTTTCCATTAAATGGCAACTTAGAGAAATAATTCTGATACTCTTCAACGGATGATATCCAAACATTGCCAAACCCACTAACATTATATTGAACTGCATCATATTTTATTACTTCTCCACTAGAGTAGAAGTATCCACCGTATCTTGTGATCCAGTACACTGCTTCTCCTAGGCTAAATGTGTTATTGATTACGATACCGTTTTTTACTTCTGGCACCTTATCTGATAGGTTAGAGTTTAAAGGTATGGCAGAAAGGACATATGAAGACTGTGTTCCAACTTCATTGTTTATTGACTTTGTATTTTCAGTACCAGAGACTTCCCAGAGGAGTGCTGGCTTGTAGGCATACATTCTTTCATCTTCCAATAGGCTTGCCTGTCTTAGGGTACCAATAGATCTTTGGATATGTCTTACGGTATAGTTTATTGAGCCTCCGTTATAAATAGCATTTGTTTCATTTGAAACTGAAATAATATTTGCAAGTTTAGAGTCGTCTACTGTTTTGTTTTTAATTTCATTTTCTTCATACAGATCATTAGTTCCTTTTAGTGCAAAGGTGGTTGGTCTCTGTTCCTTAGTTGGCATTATATAATCTTTACTCATCATAACAAAGTTATTATATTCGTCAAAGAACATTGCTGTTTGTGTTGATACCGCTAAATCTTGTAGTACTTGTGCAACGCTTTTGTCTGGGGCAACAAAAAAGAATGGCATGATCATTTCTTTTTCATTTAAAATTCTTTTAAAGGTATAATTAGAAAACCCAATACTATCCAATAAAAGAGATACTGCAGAACTAACAGAAACTTCTGTCATTAATATTTCTGGTGCTGTAAGTGATTCCAAATACCAGTACATGTCTCTTAAAGATATTGAGATTTTTTTATTTTCTAGGTCTACTTTTGGAAATGAATCTGAGTATAGTGTCTTCATTGGAACCCAATAGTCCCAACCTTTAACATTTATAATAATTTCATAAAACTTAAACTGTACGTGACTGTCTACATACTTTGCTATAATGCTTGATGGGTTGTTATCATTAAACGCTTGGTCATGATCAAAAATACTAACGCTTCCATTTGATGCAACTAGTTGGCCAACTGGTAAACCGCTTAGGCCTAAGTCAGAAGCACTCTTATTTATTGAATAACTTACAACCTTGTCAGAAAGATTCATAACAAGCCTTGGAGATATTTCAATAAGATCAAACGTTGAGTCTTTTGAAGTCATTGAGTCTACAACAATTCTAATTCCAGATATATACTCAAACTCTCTATACTGAACTTTGTTGTTTAAGGAGTTAAGAAACTGATCTGGAGATGTTGCGTCTGTAAGGAAGTTTGTTAGTCTATCAACAGTTTCATCTTGAACATACCACCCGTACTTTGGCGTTAAGATTGTATAGTCAGTTCCATTCCATATATAGTACTTTCCTATATCGTTTTCATTTTCTTTAATGAGATAGGCATATCCAGTTACAGACTGCTCAGGAAGCAGTGTAATGCTTGAGTATACCTCTGCAAATACAAATGTGTCTATCCATTCTTCTGGAACAATAAACCCATACGCAATTTCAACATACCCATCGCTTTTAATAATTGCAGAACCATCTTTTCTTCTTTTTGATGGATCAAAAGAAATAATGTCTTGCCAGTTTCCTTCTTTTAAAAATTGAATCTTCCATCTGCTTGGAACCTTTTGATTTACTTCTCCGTAAAATGGATCAACAAATGACCCTGTTGAAGATGAGAATGGTCCTAGATCTTGAGTGCCCGTATGAGTTTGCATTTTAACTACAACCCTGTTTGTTGGTACCTGATCTTTATATACTACAAAGGGACAAGCATCTTCAATAGAGTTTTGAAGACCAGTTATTTTTGAAGAAATTCCATATTCTTGACCAGACTCGGTTCTGTATGAGGTCCAATATTTAAACTTGTCTTTTTTCTCTGGCATATAATATCTTGGCCTATCTGCCATGAACATATTAGGATAATGAAGTTTTCCATTTTCAAAATACACGGCCTTGTTTATTCCAGACCTTGGTCTAAATCTTTCAAAACAACTTTCCAAAGAATACAATGTTTGTGTTTTTTCCTTTTTAGTTAAAAATGTAGTTGGAGTGTTGTCATTTTCAAAAGTGCCATCAACCAAAACATCTGCGTCAGTTGCTCCTGTATAAAAATTTCCAGCATCATTAATATCAAAACTTGTCGGCAAAGAAGAATATATAGATGCTGGCTGTGTTGGTCTATATCTATAGTTTCCAATATGTTTAATATTATTTGTTCTGTTCATATTTAATTCTGCAATAACTGCTGACTTATTTCTAACAGTATCAGCAGTCTCTAAAAAGGCTTTTAAGTCTTTATCTTCAAACATTATACTTCTTCCAAGGTTACTGAGACATTCCAGTAATCAAACTTACTTCCTCGTTTTTCAACAGAGTAAGAGAAGTCGCTAATAAACATCTCAATTAACTGGTTGTATTGCTGAAGATGATCATAAGGGTCTGGAGTTCCTTTGAATATACCTTTTCTATCATAAGCAAGAAATACCCAAAAAGACCCCTTATGTGCGTCATACCATTCGAGCATGTCAGCACCACCTGCTCCACCATCTGTTGTATAGGACTTGTTTGGAGACAACCCTGTTACTGTATTAAATGTTGGAACATCATCATGAGATCTAGATGGAATTAGTGTCCAACTAGTGCTCAAAGTAAGTTTGTCAGCAATATGATAAGACCTCATTCGACCATTAATCATTCTTTCTCTTTTTTCTATTCTTTCATTTTTAAACTGTAGGGTCTGTCTATTATCATCGGTAATTAGTAAGAACTGGTCTACTAGGTCTGGATCTTCAACTCCTTCTGGATCTGCCCCGATTTCGTAACCATTTGGTACATAAAGTCCATTCTGCAGGGTGCCAGTATTTTCTGACCATAGCATACCACTTGGTCTTCTATACTTTTTACGACCACGCATATAGGTGACTCTTGGATCTATTACTTCATCAACCATTTAATGACACTCCTCTAATTCTTCTATCGTCAACTCTCTTTATTGTTGACATTACTGCCTGTGCAATATCGTTTGGATTTGCATCGGTCTTAGCATTAACTGTTAAGGTATATGTATTATTATACACTGCTCCACCAACTGATTGTCCATTATTCATTGATTTCATTGTGTCAATACCGTGAGCATCTACAGCATACTTGCTCATTACAAATTCTCCAGGAGTTAGCATTGCTGGTACTGTATCTGTGCCCTTTGCAAATCCACCTGCTGAAAAGTACTTAGGAACAAGTCCACCCATAGACATTCTGCCTTCAGAGAGTCTAAAGAATCCTCCACCACTAGTTAGCAACTTTGTTGCATTTGCTGCTGCTGCTTTGGCTGCTGCTGCAGCCTGTGCTGTTGCAGCCTGTGCTTTTGCTGCTGCGTCTGCTGCAGCGTTTTGTGCTGCAGTTCTTCCCTTATCTCCATCACCTGAAAATGAGTTTCCATTATTAAAACCAAGCGAAGAACTATCTCCATCATCTTTTCCTTGAATGGCTTTGTCCATTGCTACTATTGCTGCATCAATAATTGCTTTCTTTTCTTCAACAACCTTTTTTTCATCTGCTGTGGCCGTAGCAACAATATTTGATTGTGCAGTAGTTACACTAACTGGAGTCTTGTTGTATGCTGCCAACTTAGCAAGTATGTCTGCCCACTTATCGTCAATTTTCTTTGTTGAAGCAAGTAATGCTCCAAGCACACCGTCAAAGTCTTTACCTGCAAGTGTGTTTGCTTCGATCTTGGCTTTGACTCTGTCCCACTCTAACTTGTTTTTATCTAAAACTTTTATTTCTTCAACAAGCAGATCTATTGCTGCCTGTATTTCTTCATTCTTAGATGTAAGTAGTTGAATTGTATCTTCCAGAGGCTGAAGTTGTTCTATCTGTATCTTAAGGATAGCATCTTCTTTTACCTGAATCTTAAGAAGTTCTGCTTCACGCAACTCTTCTAGTCTATAAATCTCATCTTGCTTTTTTCTAATACTTTCAAGAATAGCAACTCTTGCTGGGTCGTTCTCCATTCTGTAAAGTGCTTGAGCATTTTCAAATTGTTTTTGATCAATCTCTTTTTGAGTTAATCCAGTTTCTGCTCCACGAAGATTATTGATTTCATTTTCTCTAGACTGTTGCAAAGCATCTGACGTTGCTGTGCCAAATTTTTGTGCTGCTTCTGCACGAGCCTGCTGTGCTGCTTTGGCTGCTGCTGCAATGTCTCCGCTAGTTAATGCACCTGCAATATCAAGTTGACTCTTTTGCTGATTAAGAATATCTTCATTTATTTCTGCAACCTTGGCAAGAGCCTCTGCCTGCTTATCATATTCTTCATTAATTTTTTCTGCTTGATTTGCCATAAGTGCAGAATCATTTGACATCTTGGCATTTTCTTTGTTGATGTTTTCCATAGCACGATCACCAAAGATAGGATTCATCTCTAGTTCTCTTTCAGAATCAGCAATCTCTTCTTGTAATACTTCTATAGGCCTTGTATAGTTTTTCTCAATACCCTGCTCTATATCTCTGATCTCACGGTTAACTGCTTCAATTTGATTTCTAAAACCCTTAGCCTTTATTTCTGCTGCTGCGATTGCCTTGGTATTGGCATTAAATGTGTCAACCATCCCAGTAGTTCTTGGATCGGCACCAGTTCTTAGCATGGTTTCTTGAACAGCAAACATCTCATCAACAAGATCCATACCAGGCTGAGCAGACTCAGAGAACTTTCCAGAGTTATATTTTACTTGAATATCAATCATCTTTCTAGCCTCAATAGAGTTTAGGTAGTCTGCTATTTCTTTAGAGTCAACCTTTCCATCTTTAAGGTCTTCAATTAGACTCTTTGCAAGTGCTGGATCATTTAATACCTCAGACATTTGATCTGCAGAGAAACCTGCCATCTTCATTGCTGATCCAAGTTTTGGCATTTGCTCAAGAAGTTTAAACTCTTCGTTAGCCTGAATCATCTTTTGACGAAGAGCAAATCTTTCTGTTTCGTCAGCAGCCTTTTTAAGATCTGCAATATATTGTTTTCGTTCTGCACTTCCCTTTTTACCAAGAGAACCAGAAGCAATTGCTGCAGCGAGTGCTGCATCCTGAACATGCTCTAATGCTTCTGTTGCAGTTGCACCTTCTGAAATTAAAATCTTAAATGCCTTTTCTTGATTAGAAATTTGTTCTACTACTTCTCTATTAACAACGTTGCCTTCTCCAACAATGGCTTCATTATATGTCTTCATCATTTTTTTACCAGTGTCGGTAAGACCCTCAATATTTGCCTTTGTTCTTGGCAAGGCTTTTCCATTTTTATCTTTCTTAAACTTAAATATAGCCTTATTACCCTTAAGGTTTGCTAGTTCCTTAAAGTCTTCAGAAGACATTCCAGCAATCATATCTCTAAATTCTTTTGGAACCTTCATATTAATCATTCTTTGTTGCAGACCATCAAATACCTTAAACGCAAGAGACATGTCTTTCTTTACTTTTGGATCACTAAACGCACCAAGCATAGACTGTAATGGCTTTGTTGCATCAAATGCTCCATCACGAACATTCTTAATTCTCATTGCAAGTGAATCAAGGAAGTCTAGAGGGTTTTTCTTGTCTCCTCCAGTTTCACCTGGTAGGTCTCCTCCTGGCTTGGTTGCAATAGTTGGATCACTTCCGAATATTGCTTCTACTCCCTTGTTGGCCCAGGCTGCTGCTGACTTTAAGTCGTTTAAAGGTAAAGGATTTCCATTTGCATCTACTGTCAATAATTTAACTGTGGTTTCATATTCTGTTTTATATTCAGCAGAACCTTTCTCTCCCTTTAAAAATGCTGCGTTCTCAGCCTGTAGTTTTACCCACGCATCTTTTTCTGCTTTTGTTTTAAAAGATGTTGCTGTTGTAAATAAGGTAGTATATGTTTCAAATGCTTCTTTTCTTACTTCTGGTTTTAACTTTGAATAATAATCCCAGTTGTCTATGATTCCTTGCATATCTACATCATTGTCTATTCCAAATTGAATAATTGCTTCTTTTTCAATTGGGTCTGGTAGTTTTTCAAGTGCCTCTAGTTTATTAGATAGTGCTTCTAGTCCAGGCATTCCAATAGTATCTACAGTTGCTTGCATATCTATTTCCATACCGTCTGATCTTTGAAGAACTGCTATTGCTTTTGATACTCTATTAAACTCTGCTGGACTCTTTCTGACCATTTGAACCATAATTTTTTTAGCAGTTTTTTTATCAACACCTTGTAACATTGATGCAAGTTCGGCTACCTTTGGTCCACCATGTAATCTCATTCCAACAGCCAGGACCGTATCCATTTTCTTTAAATCGCCATTAAAAATTTTCATCATTGTTTCGATTTGTTCTGGCTGCATCTGTCCAGACTGCATTAGGAAGTTTATTTTTGATTCAAAGGCTCTTCCTTCTACTTTATTTGCAAAAGATTTATCTTCATCGGCACGAGCACCAAGATTAAGAACTCTTTGTGCAGATGCCTCTTGTGCTGTTCCCTTAAATTTAGCCCTAACGTCATCTTTCTGAGCATCAAAGTATGCATCTTCTCTTCTTGCTCCATCATTTAAAAAATGCTGACTGTTATTAAAAAAGCCCTGTCCTTGTACTTTTCCAGTGTTGTTTGGATCAATAATGTTTCTTGCATTAGAGTCTGCTCTTGCCATTTGTGCAGCAACAAGACTGTTCATTCTTGACATTCCTGCTTCTTGCTGTTTTGTCATTGCAACAATTTTTTCTTGTATTTCTAATTGTTTTTGTTTGTTGGTTGTTGATAATAGTTCGGCATTTAATACTTTTAGTTGTTCATCATAATACAAAGACATAGCGTCAGCCTGTGCTTGTGCTGTTTCAATTGCTGAAGATTGAGCAATAGCAAGTGCTGCTGTTTTATCAGAGCCAGATGCTGCTCCAATTAGTCCAAGGGTTCCAAACATTGATAGTTTACTATTGCCACCAACTTCTGACCTATCTTTTGAATTAACTTTTCTTAATAGTTCTTCAGGAAGTGCTGATGCTTTTTGTGAAATTCTTGCTCTTACCTCTAAAGGATCTTTTGCTAAGTCTTCTCCGCTTGGCCCAATTAATTTTCTTATTTCTGCATTAATTTTTATTCCAGTAATAGAATCTTTTAGATTGATTCCCATTTGAGTTGCAATATCTTGAGCAAGTGCTGGAGCAATTGTCCCATCAGATACGGCTGCTGCTATCTGTAGTGCAAACTGTTGTGCTGCGACTTCTGTTCCATTTTTTGTTGCATTTGCCACAAAAGCCTGCTGCAGTGCTTTGCCTGCTTCTCCGCTAAGGAATTGCTGAGATTCCATGGTTGATCGTCTATTTGTCTCAATATAAGTATTTAATTCTCCTTCGCCCCTTCTTTTGTTCATTATTTCCGAGGCCCCTACTTTTCCAGTCTGCTCTCCTATCTTTTTTAGTATATCGGCACCAACTGTTGTTGATCTTGTAAATCTTCCAATTGCTTCTGCAGTTCCTTGTAGTTTTTTGTTTAAAAGATATGCTCCTGCTGCAACTGCTGCAAGGCCTACTACAACACCTTGTGGTCCTGTAAGGCCTGCAATCATTGGGGCAAACTGTGCAACAGTTGCTGCTGCTCCTAATCCTGCGGTAACTGCTGGTGGTGCTCCTGCCATACCTGCAACCATGGCTGCAGTACCTAAGCCACCTGAAATTTTTCCAGAACCCCTGCCAACCTTTTCTCTACGCATGCCACGTTTTTTTTCTTTAACTTGCTTTGCTGAAAGAGTTGTTGGTTGCTTCTTGCCATTTGCATCTCGCTCTGGATCAAAGATTATTTGGCCATTTTTATCTCTGGTATAAGTTGATGCTTCTTCATAAGCAGCAACAGATCCCATTCTGTTTTTACCTAATTCTTCATTTCCTGTCTGACTTCCTGGTGGAACAATTCCATTTTCTGCTGCCATACGTGCAGCCTCTTGAGCGTTATATGCTTTTAGTTGTGCTAACTGTTCTTTCTTTTCTGCATCTATTTGGTCATTTGTTTTTGCAATATTTGCTGAAGAATCTGCAAGATCTTGTTGGGCAACTCCTGCTTTGTCCATTGCTGGAAGCATCTCACCAAGATTGTTATTTGCTGCATTAGTTAGTTGATTAGTGGTAATTAGGTTGGATGTATTTGTTGTTTGAGCATCTACCGCAGCCTGGGTTACATTTGCAAATTCATCTGTTTGTTCTGCAACAAGAACAGTTGATTTTGCTACATTTTCTGTCTCCTTAGCAATCTCTTGACTTTGTACCTGTGTTTTCTTTGCTAAACGAACTTTAGACTTGACTGATGATTTATCTGCTGGAAGTTCTACAGAGCCCGTAGCCCCACGCTTTCTTCTTTGTCTATCTAAAGACTTAAGAACTTGTCTTTCATCACGCATCTCTGGTGTATTAATGTCATCATAGAATGCCTTGTTTCCAAGATCCATCTTGCCAACTCTTGCTTGTGTTTCTGCTGCTGATGGAAGTGCTGCATCAGTAAGTTGTGAAGACTTTGATTTGACTCCAGGAGTTCCTTCTTCTAGTCCTTGTGCAAGACCATCTGCAATATCTTTTCCAAGACGCTTTGTTCTTTTTGATGGTGATGCAGTCTCTGCTTTCTTTTCTGCATCTGTAAGATCTAAATCTACATCTTTAGCAATTTTAAGTGAATCAAGTCTTGCTGCTCTTTCTGCATCTGATAGTGGGACAAACCCTGCATCAGAGCCAACCTCTGGTGAATTGTTCTTTCCAAATCTTCCTCTTACTTTTGCTCTTCCTGATGCCAGTCTTTCTTCTGTAGATCTTGTATCTGCACCAGATGGAACTGGAATTGCTGAGCGTCCTTCTGCATCGTACACTGTTGCAAGCATTGTCTTTTCGATTGACATTGCTTTGCCTTTGCCTGCCTTTTTTTGTTCAGCAGCCATAAAGTTTTTATCGGCAAGCATTGAGCCAAGAACTTCTTTTTGAATTTGAAGTTCTCTTTCATTTAGTGCACCATTAGATGTTACCTTTTGAGAAATAGATAAAATCTCTTCCTCTGTTGCAGATGACTGTTGAAGTTTTTCTAAATATACACGTCTTGCATCATTATTGGATGCAAGAGTCTGTGCCATTTCATTCTCTGCGTGTGTTGATAAGTCCCATAGATCTGCATCCCAGCCTTCTTGAACACCTTTTTCAGTTGTACCTATAGCACCAATGTGACCTCTATCTAATTGAACATTCTTTTTATCTGGTCTTTGAAGTCTTGGAAGGTCTGGACGCTCTGATGCAAGTCTATCTCCAGTATTGTTGGCAATTGTTTGAAGACGTTCATATTCTTCTCCACGGCCTGCTGCATACATTTGTTCTCTTACATTTTTGCTAACTCCTGCTTCACCTGCTGAATGTCCTACAAGTTTATCGTTTGGTCCCGTGGCTCCTGCTGCTGTATTAATTTGTGCTGGAGAAAGTTCTACACCAGCCATTTCTTTTGTTGCAATTCTTAATTCTTGAACAAACTCTGTAATTGTTACACGAGAATCATCTGCAAGTCTTGCAAAAACTTCCTTTAGTACGTCTGCTCCATTTTCAACACCAAGTGATCCATCTTGCATAGCAGTAGCAAGTTTTTCAACTTGGGCTACAATCTTATCGGATTTAGGACTTATTGCTAAACCAAAACTTTCTCCACCAATATCAAATCCAGTTTTACCTGGGCTAGTCTGTCGCTTACCAGTTCCACCGTTGTATTTCATTACAGATCCATTTTGAAGTGCTGCAACTAGTTCTGGATTTTCTTTTGCAGTCTGCTTAGTAATAACAATTTCTCCAGGAGTTAAGAGTGCTGGAACTGTGTCCTTGTTTCCTGTACCTGGAACAACTCCACCTGTTGCAAACTTCTTAGGAGGTAGTCCTGCTACGGCTCCAGCAGGTCCTGGTACCGAGTTAAACAGTCCTGGGGATGAACTTGCAAGGGCTCTTGCTTGGCTGGCTGCATTTCCATATGCCAAGGCTAATGCATCAACCCCAGATTTTTCAACATTAAATGTAGAAATTAGTTGTTGATGAGAAGTGTGAAGAGCATTTGTTTCTGCAAGCAATTCGGTCTGCTGATTAGTTAGATAGTCAAACCCTCCACCCAAAACATTATTTTGTCCATTAAGTTTAGCAATTCCTCCACGCAACATTGCAAAAAACTTAATTACGTTTGCAATACCGTTAACAAGAACACCAAATGTCATAAGTGCAACTGGGGCAATTGCTCCAAGCACTCCAATCATAATTGTTATTACTTTCTTGGTTCCATCACTAAGCCCATTAAACTTTTCTAGAATTCTTCCAACAAAACTAACTATGGGGGTTAGTGCTTGTAAGAATGCTTTACCTACTGGAACAAGTTGTAGTTTAATATTTTCCATTGCTTTCTTAAACTTGTTACCAGTCATGTCTTCAACCTTGCCAAGTTCTCGCTCAGACAAGATGGCTAACTCTTCAACTGATGCACCAGCAAGGCCTAGGGCCCTAGAAGCCTGGCTGCCATCTTTTGTTATGTTTTGAAACAGTGTTGACAGACGAGCAAACTGAAACTTACCAAACATTTGCTCAATTGCTCTAGCACGATTTAGTGGGTCTAGAGTATCAAGTGCTCTAGCAAAACCAACAACAGTGCCTTTAAGATCTCCAGCATTATTATTTACAATACCTTTTATGTTAATTCCAAGTTCGGCAAGGAACTGTGCTGATTTTTTTGAAGGGTTAATCATAGAAGCAAGACCAGACTTAAGTGCGTTAGCACCTTCTGATGCGTTGATTCCACCTTCCTTCATTGCAGTCATAAAAAATGCAAGGTCTTCTACTGATCCACCAAGTTGCTTTATAACTGGGCCAGCCTTTGGAACTGCAATTGTTAAGTCTTCAATAGAAAGAACAGTCTGGTTTTCTACTGCGTTAAGAAAGTTAATTTTTGCTGCAAGGTCCTCAGTTGCAATTCCAAAAGCATTTGTCAAAGAAATTGTTGTTTCAAGTGCTTGCTGCTGTTCAACCTGTCCAAGAACTGCAAGTCTTGTTGCCTGAATTACCTGTGCATTTAGAGCATTGCCAGTCAAACCCATTGCTGCTGCTGAGGCAGCCATTTCAACAGTATCTTTTACTGCAATTCCATACTTCGTAAACTCTTTTCCAAGTCTTTGTATATCTGCAATTGCTTTATTAGTTGCATCTGATTGAGTGCCAAGGTCTCCATAAACTCTCATAAACTTTGTAACGGCCTGTTCCATTTCCATAAATGTCTTTGCTGCTGCAGAGCCAAGAATAGAAAGAGGAATTGTCAAACCAACCATCAACTGACGGCCTGCCCACTGAGTATTCTTACCAAAGTTTAGAAGGTTTGTAGACCCCTGCTTTAATAGTTGATTTAAGAATTGCTGGCGTTGAGCAGCCATCTGGACTCTTGTTGCATAGTCTGTATACTTTCCATTGGCCATTTGTAGGTGTTTTGGAACTACCTGCAAAACCTTGACAAGGTCCCCGTTAGCATTACCTAATTGGATGTACTGAGACTGAAGAAGTTTTACTCTGTCTCTGCGAGCACGGTTAATAATCTCACGCTCTTGAGCAAACATACCTTTAAAGGTTTTTGTGTTTGCCGTCGCTGCTGCTGCGGTATACCTAAAGTACTGTCGCATTGACAGTTGATTTTTTTCAAGAGCCTGAGTAAAAGATCCTGTACTTGTTGCTATTTCTTTTTGACTTGCAACAAACTTTCCAGTTGCATTTATAGACTGTATTAAACTTTGATTAAGGCCCTTTTGGGCATTCATTGCTGCAACGTTACCCTGAGTTAGGGATTGATTAAATGTGCTTAATCCAGCCTGAAGTTTACGAAGAGATGCGAGTGCTGCTGTGGTATCAAAATTAATACCAATATTGGAGTTTACATCAGCCACTCATTAACACCCTCTTCTTTATTTGATTGAGTTTAGAAGACCTGTTGCATCTGCCAGTTTCATCCCTGACGCAGCATCAATAATCTTATAGACTGTAGGAAGATCTAGATTTTCCTCAATCGCCTCTCTGTTGTCTGCTACTGCAGGCAAATACTGCTTGAATGCAATCTGTACGCAATCAAGTAGAACGTTCATTGATTTTTCGTTATCTTCTGCTACTTCTTGCAACTCATTAAACTTCTTCATAAATGGTTTTAGTAGTGAGATTCTTAGTGGTCGTACTTCAAACTTTGTTCCGTCGATAAGATGTAGTTCTTCTTTATCTTCAACTTTTGTAGCCATTATTTCCTCCTTATAAGGTTTAGTCAATTATACCATAGGACAGGCTTATTTTTGACTATTCGTAAACCTCATAAGTAAGACCGTTTCCTATTCCAAAACCAGCCCTGTCTGCATTTTTACCTTGTAGGGCCAGAATATCTCTTCCATCAGTTGTTGCGCCTTTACTAAATACCCTGGCTTTCATGTCTTCCCATTCATTTCCTTTCCCTGACTGTTTGTCAAGATCTATACCTTTCATTGCTGCAAGAAATTTTTTATCATTATACTCTAACTCTCTTTTTATTTCAAGTGTTGCAGTTAGTTCTGACATAGATAAAGACTCTTCTAATTCTTCATAGTCTTTCCATATTCCAAGAACAAAAACCTCTGATTCTAATTTTGCCAAATCTAGGGTTTCCCATGACGATCCGCTTTCTACTGCCTGAGACTTTACAGGCTCTTCTGATTTTGCATTAATTTTAATTCCTGCTGCAATGTCTAGAACTTCATAGATTGTTGGAAGGTCTAAATTATCTTCGAGTTCTTCTACTGTATTAATATGTGGGGCATATTGTTTCATTGCTATTAAAGTACAATCAACTAAAACAGATATAGATTCATCATCTGTCTGTGCTTGTTTAATTAGTTCAAATTTTTCTAGGAAATCTCTAAGATATTTTATTTTAAGGGGGGCAGCAATAATCTCTGTTCCATCTACAAAGTAAAACTTTCTTTTTTGATATATACTTGTTGCCATTATATAAGTATACCAAACAGAAAGGCCCAACCCCGAAGGATTGAGCCTCTCATATTAAGTTGTATTATGCGAGTGAACGATCTACGATCTTACCGTATGATGCGTCATCGTTTGGAAGAAGACGGAATGATACTTCAAACATTGAAGCCTCATCACGCTTTGCTGATACTGTTACGCTCTCGATTGAAAGTGCACGGTATGCAACATAGATTCTTTCCTTTGGATCTGCTGCAGAACCAGAACCTGGTCCTACTGCTACTAGACCACGCTCTAGTGGAACGTCGCCAATATCTCCTGCAGACATCTTAAGAGTCTGTAGGCCTGTTGTTTCTGGAGATAAATCTCCGCCATCTCCTGCAATTGCTACTAGAAGGTTTTCTAGTGTTGCCTCTGCGAAAGATGTATTTAGATTAACTGTCATACCTTGCTTGAATAAACGAGCAACGTCGAGAAGTTGATCTACTGCTACTTCACCAAAATCTGGTTCGAACGCTAGTTCTAGACCATTTGATGTGTAACCGATATTTGTGTAATCTGCGTCTGCTGACAAAGTTGTTTTGTACGATGTTGCAGATGCTGTAAGAATTGGAAGATCTGTTGCTGCTTGAGCGTCAGTAATCTTTCCATCCTCATCAAGTCCGATTGGACCTGCATCATGAGTAAATAGTGCTGCTGCACCTACGATGATGTTACTACTTGAACCACGGCTGTATGCCATATATCTCACCTCTTTCATTTTATTAAAAGGGGGTTGTTTCCTCGCTTCAATTATAACACCTTTTTATTATGTGTTTGGGTGCCAGTCATAATCGATAATTATCTTATTCCCCGCATAAGTACGGGCTGTGGCAAAGTCTACAATATCTCGTGTTTCTTCTAGTTGGTAGATCTTGAAGTTGTGGAAAAACATTGGCTTAGACTCTGTATCCCAAGTTCCTGGGTTTGCTACTGCCCATTCATTAAGGTCTTTTGCTGAGTCGTCTGCCTGATCTAAAAGGTCGCTTATCTGTTGCTGAGTTATAATCATATTCTTTTGTGCATCTTCACCCACAGAATAAAAGTAATACAAGAGTTGCTCACACTTAATATATGGGAAAGCCTCTCTCCTCATCTTGAACATTCTATCGTAGACTCCAAAGACACCATTACTTTGAGGAAATGTGTTTATAAGATCATCTATTTGTGTAGGCAGCGTAGGGAAAAAATAGGTTACTCCAGAAGAATCAAAATTTGGACCTATCTTGTCTGCCAAGTAAGCGTTAATAATTGTTGGTGGATGATGAATTACTGCAGCCATTACGCACCCACCCCTGCATTAGCAACCCAGGTATATCCAGTTGAAAGACCTTTGCTTCTTCCTCTTGCCTTGCCTGCTCTTAAATTCTTTTTATATACTACTGGGTTTTCAAGATATTGTGCAACTCCACTAGTTCTCAAAAATGATTGTGAAAAATATTTATTAAAAAATAGATCCATTGTTTGTTCAAATCCGCCCTGTGCTTCAACTCCTCCAGGATTAGAAACTCTTATTGGCTTTTTTGTAAAGACCATTTCTCCATCTTCTTCAAAAGCCAGGACCTCTGATGATCTTGGCTTAATAACTACAGAAAGTCCATTCTCAATAATTCTTGCCTTGTCGTAAAATGGTGTCTTTGATCCATCCTGAATTGATTCTGATTGACGAAATGATGACTTAAAAGATAGTCCAACGTTGCTTACTGTAAAATTTATATCATATAGTCTTGCTGCTGGGCTGCCTATTCTGTTCCATTCATAGATATGATGGAGCATTGATGGATTTACTCTTGCATTTGAGTCTACAAACTGCTTCATTATTTCAACTGCATCGACTCCTAAAGATTTTAAGAATGGAGTCTTTCCTTTTTGAACACCATCCAAGAAGCCAATTGAATACTTCATAATGTTGTTCATTTCTTTTTTAAACTTCTTAGAATTATATACTGGTTTCATAGGTCACCTGATTGATTTTCTGATCTTCTAATAACTAACTTAAATGACTCGACAACTCCGAAGGGTCCAACAAATGGTTCGCAGGTTGCTATTTCAAACAAGGTTGGCTTTCCAGATCTAACCCCAGATGTTTCCATATAGATAAGGTTTCCTGCTTGATCTCTTATATCTGTTATCAATATATTTGTTAGTGCGTTTTTGTTATCTCTTGAAGATATTCTTATATCTGATTTTGTTCTTCCAACTAAAAGTGAGTTTTGAGTAATGTTTACATTTGGCTTTACATCTTCTTTAAATGCTGAGCCACCTGATGAAAAACTACAAGCAAAAGTTCTATCTAAAACCCATTGCTTTTTAATTGCTCCGAAGTCACCCTGCTCTACTATTGGATGGTAAAGGGAGGCCTGCATTGGAAAAATAAAATCTGGAGTTTCACAAACTGTCATTACAACACCCCAAGTTTTGTAATAGACTTAGTATACTTTGAAAGTATCTTGTCTACAATTATGTTTCCTGTTCCTTCGAAAAGACCCTTATCAAATTGAATTCTGTATTGATCTGTGTTGTAAGAAGAAACGAATCTCTTGTAATGATCTAACTTCCCACACTCTATGTCGTGGATTAACATCTCAGTTGCTCTAACAATGTCTGATGGAACTGATGTGTGACCATACTCAACAGTTATTAGGTAATCCCAAGTCTTACCAAACCCTCTGTACACAAACTGTGGGTCCAAGGAATCTGATGCTGCTGCTGGTAGAACTAGTGGAGAAGATTCTGCACGATTAATGTTATCAGATGACTTTTCAATAATTGCTGTCTTGTCTGATGATACTTCGTATTGTCTGTCTTCTACTAACTTGTTGTTTTCGTATACCGCTAAAATTTTCTTTACGTCATCCCAGATTGGCAGATAGTCTGCTCCAGTTCCCGTAAAATGTAAAACCTTTTTCTTGTAATAAAATCCTTCTATAACAATTGAATCAATTACTGCTCTTGCAATTTCTTCATTTAAAGCATAGGTAGCAATCTCTGATGCTGTTGATCCTTTTGTTGATGGGTCTACGTATGGTCTTACAATCTCATAAGTTTCATCTTGAAGCGTTGCTTCTCCAACTGCCCCAAGATTTTTAATAATCTCAACTCTATATGATGAATCGTAATTTCCTGGCAAAGATATGTTAAGAATATTTCCTGCCACCTTATTTAAAAAGGTTAGTGTTGATACTGAAAGGTCCGCCATATCTGTTATGTTGGCAGTTATAGTTGATGATGTTATTCCCGCAGGAACTACAAAATTAACAGATATATCTGCATATGGCGGAACTCTCAATATTTCCATATTAAATTACCCTAAAACCTTTTGGACTTCTTCGGGTGTTGCAATGCGAACATGTGAACGAGTTAGCCACTTGTCTGCTTGATCTTGTGTAACAATATTAACGCCTTTGTAAACGGCTCCATTTGCTTCTTCCCAACGAACATTGCTTGTTGAGTAGATTGCGACCTTGTTCCCAAGGCCTTGCTCTGGGTTAATATCTCTCTTTGGACCGTCTGCTGCCATTGATCCAATAGCACCTGTTTCTGTAAATCCTAGTGACTGAACTGGTTCTTCGGCTACTGGTGCTTCGACTACTGCCTCGACAACTGGTGCTTCAATAACTGGCTCTGCAACTGGCTCTTCTACATGCTCTACTGGTGCCTCTACCACTGGGGCTTCGACATGGTCTTGCTCTTCATCCTGTGATGAAAACGGCTCGTTATAATTATTATTTTCCATTGTATCCTCCTTGTTTGTATTATATCATTAAAGTATTAAGGGGGACAGGAGAGTGAACTCCCGCCCCCCATTAAAGGTACTGTTTACAGATTATGAATCTGAAGCAGCGTCAGCGAATGCGATTGCATCCTCTTCTTCCCACTGAATACCAAAGCGGACGAATACTGTGTACTCAATTGTGTCCTTCTTTGCTACGTACTCACGGTTTACAACGATATCGCGTTGGAATCCCCATACACGGTTTGCAGGGAATGTCAAGTCGATATAGCCTGCTGGGTAGTAAGGAACTTCCTGAACTTCAATTCCAAGAACACGAGTTGTACGTGCTCCACCGAATGTCTGTCCA